GCCCTGGCCTTGTCCCCCGACTTGAGGAAACCAGTCATTGCAATCTCTGCTTGCTCGTAGCTACCTGCAAGCTTAAGGATACCGAGCACCCCCAGCCCTGCAATAGCCCCACCCCCACCGACACCAACGGCTAGACCTCCAAGGGCGCCAGCACCGGCAGAGGATGCTAGTGTTGCTAGGCGACCCCCTCCAGTATTGCTACCCCCACCGCCTCGACGGCCTTGGCCGAAACCCAATCTACCGCCTACCCCACCAAAAAACCCACCCCCAGCCGAGGTCCGGGAAGTCTTCATCTTCTCCCGACGATATCGGGCTATGGATTGAGAGGCACGATTCCAGCCAGCCGCAGCCCGCTTGGCCTGATCGGCCTCTGTCTTGTGCATTCCAGAAGCGGCCTTCCGCATTTGCAGAAGGTCTTTTTTTAGCCTCTTTACTTGGTTGGTAGCCTTAACAACGTCAGCAGCAGATACCTTGTAGGTCCACTTGGTCACTAACTCTTTTACGACTTTTGCCACTATGCACTCCTATTTCTGTTGGCGTGCATAATGAGCATCGGCATCAGCCTTTATATCTAGTGCTTCATTAGCATCCGCAAGATCGCAAACATCCCAACAAGTATCTACTTCGTGAAGGGTTGCCACCCCCTCCAATATCGGACGCCACTTGAACCAATCAATGTTGACGTTCCTTGGATTGAAAGGCACCAACCCCGACTTTACAAATCGCCCTCTTCGCTTTCGCCTAAAAAATCTGCGTACTGGAACCTAAGGATGTGAAACATAAGCTCATGCAATTCACCCAGCCTGCCGATAAAGTGTTGGCTGAAATTGATAGGCTGCGACTTGTATCTAACCCCAGCAATGATGTGTTTACACATTACGGGATATTGTTTCTGGTCCAGCTTATCGACGATGTTTTTGGCAAACTCTTTAATAAGCTCGGCCTCCGCAAGGGCATCGGCTTCAGTAACGACAACCTCTTCAGAGGATTCTTCTTCGGCCTTGGCGGCGTCCATGTCGGAGGTAAATTTTCCAAGAACAACCCCCATACCAGCATCAGAGGTGAAGAGGGTTACCACCCCCTCCCCAAAAGTTTTGGTAAGCCAAACAAGGATTTCGAGGGACTTATCTACGTCCCAGCATCCGATTAGGTAGTCTCGTGATTTGATGGTCTTTTTAAGGGGTTGTTTCATTGCTCAATCCTATAAGTTTTCAGGTAAAGGGAATACTTCTTCGGAGCCACCAACGGCTGCGTAGATTAAATTCCCGGTTTCTAGAGTCCATACTCGGTCACTCAACTCTTTCCCAAACTCGACGGAAGGGGGCTGTTGCACCCACATATCTGTTGAGGTGATGTTGGTTGTTCCGTTTTCGTCCGACAACGTGAAGCCAAACTTTCCAGAACCGCTGACATTTTCATCAGCCAGAAAGAGCCCTGAAAGCAAGTCATTGGTCGCAGAGGTTTGCATCAAGGTGATTTCGACAGTACCAGACTTATCGTTACTTTTGGATCTCGCACTCTCTCCTCCAGCTCCAGTTTGGTTAGTCCAAGTTTGGGCATTCCGGGTAACGGTGATGAAGGTACCGTCAGCAAACCCCTCTACCGGCTGCCCAGCGATGTGAATCGCCACTTTTAGAGGGTCATAATCTTTACCAGCCATAATAACTTCTCCTTATAGGGTGACAGTACCCAGTACGTTAATTTTTTGGACGGCGCCTTCTAGGATCCCTTCAAAGGTCACACCATTCAATACTCGATTGGCTTTATTAGAATCCGAAACATCCGCCAGGGCCGGGACAGTCACGACAGGCTGTACCTCTTTTGAAAGAATCCCCATGACCTGAGCCTTAGACAACACACCTAAGATCGTAGCCTTCGCATTGGCTATCCCGAGGGTGTCGTAAGGGAGTTTCGGGAGCTTCGCAAGCAAGGCGAACAACTCAGCCGTTACGTTAACCTGAATCCAGTCAACCCCTCTGATAACATCGATCCACTCGAAAGGGGAATCGCAAACCTTACCTTCCTCAGTGATATTCACACTGGCGACTGTAGAGTAAGTATTGACGTTCTTTGCATGAGCGGCTGATTTTTCACCACTTGCAAAGATGTCAACAGTGACAAGAGAGACACTTTTATAAGCCCAAGTGATTGACCCCGGGTCGTTAGGAAGCTGCCCACCCATCCAACCACAATCAAAATATTCGGAGTCAAGCGCGTGATACAGAACCGCAGTCCTGAAGTTTGCCTTGGCCGTTAGGACTGAAGCGATATCGGTAGATACTGCCTGATTCAAAAGGCCCACATCGTCTGACTGGGCTGCAAAAAATTTCGGATTGTTTGTGCCTTGGCTCTGAACCCAATCACTGGCCAAGGTGATGTCGGCATCGGTCCTGGAATGGATAGCCAAGCCATACCAGTCGTTGTTTTCGGAGACCGCATTAGTCAGAGATCCGGCAATACCTCCGGCCTCGGTAGAGACTTGGGAAATCCAAGTCGGCTGGGTAGCTCCGAGGGTTGTAACAGAAGAAACTGAAAACGGAGTATCCGCAACCGCAGCCGTGATTGTGATCGCATTACCAGCCGCAACCGCTGTGGCTACTGCTGCCTCTGCCTGGATCAGGGCGGCAATGGCAGTCATGGTTGCTGCATGGCTTGTGGCGTAAACCTCAGCAGCCAGAGGAGCTCCATTAAGAGTGACAACGGTTGAATTGCCTGTTATCAACTCATCCGAAACGGTAAGGACCGAAACCTGAGCTACTGCGGAGACCTCTTTGATAACAGTAAATTTTGGAGCGGCCAATTGCTGTCCAAAATAAGCTGCACCAGCCCCCAAAGCATCAGAGCCGGTGAGCTCTGAATCGCCCTCCATGTCCTCGAAGCTGGTATACTCCTTGGTGAGGTTGGTTAGGGTGGTATCGTTCGCTAGAAACGCACCCGTCCCGAATCCAGCCCTAGTGGGGACGGATGTCTGCCTTGAAATTTGCACATTGACTATGCTTGAAATAGACATAGTTTACTCCTTACTCAGTTACTGAAATGTTAACATTGCGATCATTAATGCCAGAATCCAAGGTACCGCCCCCTTCGATGGTTTCGATGGACCCATTGTCAATATCAGTCCTTGTTATGGTGCTAAATGTCAAAGACATAGAGGCAGCCGGTTCATATGTAGTATTCAGTATTCTACTATTATCTGCCACCATATCGTCATCTAAAAGCCTGAAAGTGATCTCCGTTAAGCGATTGTAGACATCCGGTACCCGCAAAGAGGTTTTTAGATTCTGCAGCAAGGTACCCGCATTGTTGCTACCGTCAAACCGGGTATCTGAGCCTGAAAAAGCAAATAGATCGACCCCCACCGATAGCTGGGTACGCAACCACTCATTGCCAGCATAGTCCATCCTGCGCTCTACTGTCCCTAGCTGCTCCACGTTGGTAAAAAATTCGACCGTCACATAAGGATTGGCCGGTCGGGGAGCGTTCTGACCCCCCAGCATAAATGGTGCAGGACCGTAGGCCGGAATCCAGTAGGCGCAAAAGGCTAGGAAATCGTTGTATCTATCTTGTAAACTGTTAGTTGCCATCGAATAACCCTACGACTGTCCTGTAATGCCCCATACTAGAAAAATTCCAGTTGTTGACCGAGATCGGCTCCCACTTCCTGCCATCAATGGTCAGTATATCAGCAACCGGGTTTGAGTCGGTCTTATCATCCATAAAAATCTCTATGGAGGTATACACTAATAAGACTTTTTCGACATTCACCCCTCGACTGGGGTCAAAGATCGCTTCCCCCTCAATAGTTTTATAAGGTTGAGCACTGGCGAATGTCTGCAGGGTTTCAACCAGCGTCCTTTCCAAAACCCCATTGACAGGATTCAGGACACCAGTATACCGCTCGACAGTTATCGGGACGTCGAACAGAGAAAAATCCGTGAAGTTGTCGAACGGAGATGTCATTTTGCTACCCTTCGCTTGTCCATCAAGGCCAAGTGCTTCCTAAGAGGTTTGTGTAGACCTCCACCCTCTTTTTTTATTTTGTACTTTATATGATTAAACATGGTGCTGGTATCCCTTAAAGGAGTTCTACCTTGGCCACGTTTTGACTTAATGGTCCTGACCGTATTGGGAGGGGCCTGCCACGTTCTAATGGTGTTCCGCATCCACTTTTTGGTTCTTTTGGCTTGCCTCTCAAGGAGGGTGTCCATAGTTAGGTTGCCGTTATACATGCTCCGCATGCCGGCGACAGTTTGCTTCAGGAATTTATCTGTGTGGTTGTCCAAGGTTTTTCGCATAAAGGGTCGTTCGGGTGACACCTTTGTTCCGAACTCCTGCCAAGCCGCATACTTGCCTAGAGGGGTTTTGCTGACTTGCTTACCTCGGTACGTGGCTTTTTTGTTGAAGTCTTCGGCTTGAATACCTGTGGAGATCTCTACGCCGTCGCCCAGGACACGGAGTTGTTCGAGGATGAAATCAGCCCCCCGATCTAGTACGGTGACTTTCTCCTCAATGTCGATGTCGAAATCACCGAACCCTCCGCCAGCCATAACATCCCCCTAGGTTACAATGGGACCTGGCTTGAAGGTCTTCATCAGATAAAGAAACTCAACGCCCCATTTGGTTTGCATGAGGAAAGTATTCTTGCCTTTCACCGTCCCAATGTACGGCTGCAACCCCCTAGATCTCGAGAGCTCTCCCACACGCTCGGAGGTGACAGGACCGACTATTCTATCGGTCCCGCCAGCATCCGGGCCTTGTGTGTCATCCATGGCGTAATAGTGAGCAACGAGCAATGCCAGACCTCGGGTATATTTTTTATCCGGCAACATACAGGTGTTAGTATTAAGGTATGCATCAGCCATCATGTCCTTAATACTATCCAGCTCTGCTGTGTCGGAAGTCCTAGAGGCATACTTGGAGTATGTCATAAGGTTAATATACGTTTCGTCCACATCGCTCTTTGCCATACTACAATACCGCCTTTTCCTCTTCTCCACTCTCGTCGGTAATGATTGCCAACTGCTTTTTGATCTCCCCTTTCAGGGGACCCTTAGCATTTGGCAACCATGCTTGGAGTGTAGGGACCTCGAAAGTCTTCTTAACCAGAGCAATAGTAAGTTTGGTATCGGCTGCATGAACCTTGATAACTCCGTCCTTGATCAACTCCTTGATCGGGCCGTCGAAACCTTGGCTCTTCAGAGCCTCCCAGTCTTTGACAGCAACATCGTTAATGCCGGGACCAAGATAAACTTTTCCAATACCTCTGGTGTTGGGTTGTATGTTCTCGACTAGCATTAGATTCCGTCTCCTTGAGCAATGGATTTAGGATAGTAAATGATTACCCCCGCGGTTCTAGCATGGACGGGGACCTCAAACATAAAGCCTTTTTCTTGGACTGGCAGGAATTCCACATCCTGAGGGATCTCAAGTGTGAGCTTGTCCGGGCTTCGGTTGTAGAGCATGAAAGTGTCCACACCGCCAGCCCCAGCACCCTTCAACTCGTAAGTCGGGATGATTTCCCGAATCCAAGGATTTGTCTTGAGGACAAAATCCAGAATAGTTGTGTCAGAATTCGCAGACCGTGGAGTCGTCGAGATCTGACCGTACTGTAGTTCTGGCAAGAGGACAGTGGTGCCATGCTCAACACCGTTGGACACGTCCCGGATAGTTGTAGACATCAATCCAAAATCTCGGATGATTTGATCAGGGGTCTTGGTAGACCACAGCTTTGAAGAGCCAGTACCATCAGCCGGGATAGTCACCTGGTTAATGTTAGCAGCACCAATGAAGCCCGGGATATCTGTTCGAGCGTCACCGTGGAAGGCCAAGGCGTTTTCCAATTGGAGCATTTGGCGACGAGCAGCAGATGCTTTTCGTTGCTCAAGAGGCTTGTTGGCAAAGCGGGCGTTCCGGATGTCCTGAAGTGAGTAGCCAAAAGCAACACCCTCAGAATAAATCTTACGGGTGGTCTCCTTGGCAGTAACTTCGATGTTAGGTAGATCTTGTCCGTATTGGTGGATCAACCTAGCCATTCCAACATGGTCCCATGTTTGATATGTGATCGTCGCAGCACCGGGGTCGGCACTGGAGTCCACAGGGAACAAACGGCGAGCCATCAACTCAGGATAGAGCACATCATATGCTTGGATTTTGAGGTGCTCTAACTCCTTGTCAAAAAAGATACCCTCGTCGGCATCAAGGTTGTTAAATTGTCGTGGTTTTTTCATAGTCTTGCTCCCTTATTTGATGCTTTAAAATTTAGAAATTCACTTCGACTAGAACCAAATCCCCATCGGCAGCAGCAATTGTCTTAGCAATACCGAATACCAGAGTGGTGACTCCGCCCGAAACAGCACCGACTTTCCCGGTAGCTGGGTCAAAGGCCACGGCAGCCTCTCTAGCCAAAGCAGCGTTAGCTGTGGCCCAATAGCGACCTTTGTTCATAAAAGGAAATTGAGCATTTACAGCATACTCAAAAGGATCGGATTGGCTTTCCACATCCTGCAAAGCGTAAACAGAAACACCGATCACGGCGTCATCAGCGGCAGCGGCAACATATTGGCCATCAGCGGTGCCGGGTTTTACGGCAATCCCGAGACCCAAGGCAGCAGTCTCTACCAGGCCGGAATCGATTTGGCGAAGCGAAAACTCTTGAGCAATCATACCTTGGAAGGCGACCACCGGAGTTTGACCATATGAAATTTGTGCAGACATAACGTACCCCTTTCCTTAGCTTTTGAACTGGTTCTTTGCATTTTCCCAAGCCTTTTTACGGGCCTCGGCTACAGGATCATCGGCAGCATCGGTGTTGCCGACACCCTTACCCATATTCTTCTCATCGTCGCTTTGCCCATCACCTTCCGAATCCTTGTTGTAGGTCTCGACGCAAAGGTCATAGCGAGCATCGACATAGTCATCAGACTTACTGTCGAGATTGAGATTTTCATGGGACTTCTTGATAACCCTTTCTTTTACTTCCCGGTCGGAAAGTGAATCGAGGACTGCCTTGCTCCCAAGTATAGAAGAAGCGGACTTTTCAAGGGCAACACGCCTCTTAACAAGATTGCGAACTTCGTCTTGATCATCGTTGTCTTTCTGAACTTTTAGCTTTTGTGTGAGGTCATCACACTTAGCTTGAAGTTTGTCAGACTCTTTGTCCTTGGTCGCTAGATCCACGCCCATGGAATCGAGGTTTCCTTTGAATTTGTTAAGGAGTGAAAAGACATCGTCTTCGACCTTAAACTCCTTACCGTCATGATTGAAGATTTTCATCTCTTCTTCTCCTCCATCAATATTATCGAAAAGGGGTCCGTCCCCATCTTCTACCAAAATCTCACCGCTCACCTCTACTTCCGTATCCTCGCCATCCAAAACCAGTTTTATGCTTCGCCCACCCCGGGCCTTTTTGACAAGAGATAGGTGATTGTACTTAATATTCCTCTGGCGGCAGTTATACGGTACTCCGTTCCAGGTACCCTCACATGGTTCAAGATCCAAATTATAGCCTAAACTCAATTCGGATTTTTTGCCTGAGATAATCTCCTCAATGGTATCCCTATTAAAGAAAGTTACCAACTGTTCAATGTAGTCTTCAGAATCCCCTTGTACCGGGGCGAATACTTTTTTTGGTAGGTTGCTGCTCATGCCGACGATGTAATCCTCAGCGTTTTCTGAGGTGACTGCTTCTTTGGGATGTTCGTTTGTGACTGGAAGGCCTACTAGAGAGGTCATTGACTCCTCTTCAAAAACATCGTCTGGGTGCCGGAGTTGCCGAAGAATCTCGACCGTCCCGTCCGGCCTAACCTTCTGGTACACAAAAACCCCCGTCCGGGATATGTGGGCCATCAGTTTAAGCATCCCCGAATCTTCATCGGTGCCTAAGGCGTCTTTGTTGAGCTTGATGTAGTCGGAATTTTTCATAGAATATCCTCTATGTCAGCTGCGTCGCTTTGCCTGCCCGGAGGTGTTTTACCCAGGGCATCCTTCTTGATTTCGGTGCCGTTGGTTTTCCCTCGGGCCTTCTTCTTTGCAGCCTGTTTATTCTTGGCATCAACAGACGACTGACTTTCCCTTCGAGTGCCGGGCTTCTCTTGGACTTCATCCAATACGGTTTCGTGACTATACCTACCAGTACCGAACCGAGACTTGGCAACCTCAAAGGTATCATATACACCGGCATTGATGTAAGTCTCATCTATGTCAGCTTGCATTTGTTTTGTACGAAGCTCTTTTTCTTTATCCAATTGGAATAGCGGATTGAATTCAAAGGTTAAATCTTTCGGCCTTTCGGGAGCGTCTTCTTGTTGGAATATCAAATCCACAATGGCTTCGATAGGTGCTCTGAGGTTGACGCCCTGTTGAGACTTCACATTGTCATAATAATTGATGAGCTCTGACTGACCGGTACCTCCAAGACCAGAAGGGCTGTTCCCCAGTAGTCTAGTGTGTGGGACATCAATACCTGCCACAAGCCGCTGCACGGAAAGATCGACCAGATCTTTGGCGCCCGACACAGTTGTGGAGACATTCTCAAATTCATCCTCTTTATCCAACACAACGGCCCTTGCGACCGACCGCATGAGGTTGACCATTTCGAGCTTTTTGACAATTAATTCATCCTCATCCTGGGCTAATGCCTCGGACATGCCCTCTATATGGAATACAGGCTGGTTGAATTCTTGAAGGATAACGGCTACGGCGTTATGCACATTGGCATAGTTACGGATAGCCTCATAGAGGGTCCCGTATATAGTATCGTGCCAGTAGTCGTTCTTTTTATATAACCGCATGGGGAGAGTAACCCCATCGAACCGGAGCAATCGGGAATGGTGAATGGGTATTAATTCTCCCTCTGTGCCCGCTCCTTGAGCTGATTGATAGTCGTAAATTTCAGGGATACCGTAAAATGGGCTAGAAAGATCGCTGATAATATTGTGGGTGTTGACGGTCAAACTCCACCGATCGAAAACTGTGAGGTTGTTTATCTTCTTAACTTTTTCAGGCTTCAGAGGATTCTCTAGTTTTTTAGTTCCGTCTTGAACGGACATAAAAACAACAGCCCCTCCATATACGTTGGCTTGGGTCCAGCACCAGGCTAGTTTTTCAAAAACCCGAAGCCTCTTAAATTCGGATTCTAGGTACTTCACTATTTTTTCGTGATCAGCACCTTGATCCATATTCCAGGTAATGCCTTCTCGGGTAGCGTCATAGGGCACAATCCTGGCGGCCTTGGCCCCAATTTCGTCGGAGGAAAACAGGGCCTCACAAACAGGGCGGGGGGTTCTCTCCCACTCCGCTACCGAGTAGGTACTTTTATCTTTGGAGGTCCCTAGCCCAGTAGCGACATTTTTCCAGCCGTCTTTCTGCATCCCGGCTGCTTTCAACTGTCTTGCCGATTCTTCTAAATTAGCCATCAGTACCTCGTCATTGCTCTGAGGTGCCGCAGACCCCTCATTTCGCTAAATCTGTTTAGACCCTGGGATATGGCATCCACGATATCATCATTATCAGAATTTGGGAAAGATATCAGCTCATCTACGATAACCTTGGAAAGCGGGTGGTTTGCAGGGAGGTAAAAATTTCCTGCCTCGAATATGGGTGCTATACTGTGCAATCTCTCATCCTTCGACACCTCGGGCTGAACAGCCACTAAACCGCTGACTTGTTGCTTTAGCAAGGACAGAATGGCCGGCCCATTAGCTTTATCCTCTACCAAGACCACTTTACAGTTCGGCCAATTTTCGGCCATGCTTTTTACAGCCCGTTGAGTTTCCACTATATCAGCTTTTCGCCGATAAATATCTACAAGGTAGTAATCGGCCTTATATTTTGCAATCACCACACCAACCACATAAGACTTTCCGGTATCTTTAAAGGTCAGGTCCCAAGAGGTTATTAGATATGACTCCCGCCATTTTTTAGGATCGAAAGGTAGCACGGAATAATATTGCATCCATGCCTCTTTAATAATATTTCCGCCCTCGACAATGGGTGATTGTTGGTAGAGGCTGGACCATACCCGGGACCCGACTTGTTTTTTGACAATCTCCAACCTTTCGATCGGATACTTCCCGGGCCATAGAGCTTCACCGATTTTTCGACAATCGATACCTAGTGGGTCCCCGGTCAATATAGCTGGAAGAACTATCACTTCCCACTCATCGCCCCCGGCCTCTCCTTCTTCGAGGAGCTTCCCGGATAGGTCGCCTTTATGCCACCTTGTCTGGACTACTACAATGTTGGCCCCACCCTCCAGCCGGGTATAGGCTGTTGATTTATACCACCCCCATATGTTTTCCCGGATAGTTTCTGAAAGGGCTTCCTCTTCATTTTTGATAGGGTCGTCGATCAATAGAAGGTCAGCACCCATGCCAGTGATAGAACCCCCGACACCAGCCGACAACATTGACCCCACCTTGCCAGCAATTTCGAATGAATTGGCCGTGCGCTTTTTGTACTTTGCCCCCTGGATGTGTTTTGCCAGTTCGGTTTTTGGGAGGATCGTATCGGGGAAAATTTTTTGGTATGTTTCTGATTCCATAATCCCCTGGACGTCTCGATTTAGCAATGAGGCAAGTCCAAGAGAATAGGAACACGAAATAATTTCACGATCTGGGCGGGCGCCCAAGTAGAAGGCGGGGAGCCTCCGTGACACTATTTCCGACTTACCGTGGCGAGGAGGCATCGACACCATAATTCGTTGGTTCTTCTGATACGGTAATTTGTTGAGCCGTTCAATTAAAACTTCATGGTGCCAGTTAAATTCATAGGTCGGCATCGTTTCTAAAATGAAGTCCCGGAAGTTAGAGGCCGCGGCCTCATACCTTACCAGTCGTTCCAGCTCACTATAGGCCAATTCGCTTTCCAAGCTCCCTGATCCTTTCTCTCCGGGCTTTTCGCTCAGGAGTAACATCGATCACTTGACCCTCTGCAGGTTCCGGGGGTAGGTCTTCCGGTTTAGATACAGTCAGATTGACGTTTTCGGTCATTCCAAATTCCTGCATCATGAATTTCCAGACAGAGGAATTACCCTCCACTACCATCTTTATCCCCGCAGCCTCTAGCAATTTCAGCCGTAGCTTGTCCCCTCGCTCCCTGGCCAAATTAAACTCTGGGTAGGTCTTCAGCCAGTTATTCATGGTTGCTTGGGATACACCGACATCAAAACTATTGAAGGATAACCCCTTTTTAAGATGCTCTGTTAATAGCTTACAATATTTTTGTTTATATTTGCTGGCACCCTTAATGGGTTGTGTGAAAACCACCGCCGGTACCTTGGATTTTTTCTTTTCTTTTTCACCCATTAGAGAATACAATCCTATACCTGTTACGATATTGACCCAACCCTACAACAAAAATGGCGGCTATACCATGACAAAAGCTAAAGACCTCCCCATAGACAGTATCACTCCGAACCCGGACAACCCCCGCCATATAGAGGAGGCCGTGGAGCCGGTTGCTCGAAGCATTGCGGAGTTTGGTTTCCTTGTCCCCATAGTTGTGAATGACGACAACGTGATTCTGTCCGGACACACTCGACATGCTGCGGCCCTTTCACTCGGGTTGGAAAAAGTTCCGGTAATCAAGGCTACCGGACTCACCAAGGAGCAACAGAATGCCTTCATGCTTGCCGACAATCGGTTAGGTGAAAATGCTTCTTATGATACTGAAAAGCTTGCCGACATTCTTAAAGAGTTGACTAGCACTGAATACGATACCACATTAACAGGTTTCAAATCTGAAGAAATCGACGCCTTTATACAGTCTAGCACATCCGAACTGGAAGATATTTTAGGGATGGGAGAGGATGAGGTTGATGATTCCTTGGAGTCGACCGAGGAGTCGGGAGAGGATGTCCGGCATTTACACCGCCTGACTTTCCTCTTAGACACGGAACAAAAAGACTTAATTATGAAAGCTATTGACGATAAGAAACAAGAATTTCCCGGCATGTCGAACGGGGAGGCAATAACCAATATCTGCGAGGAACACAATGCAACTGATAGCTGAACCAAAAGACAGGGACTGCATAGGTGCGCTCAACACCATGTATCCGACAGAGATTGAATATAGAGAATTTGGCGGGCGCTGTGGCATATCTGTGGTTGGTCGACCCAACTCAGCCACATCTTATGTGGTGTGTTTGGGGGGCGAAGTTGTTGTCACTACATCAGACCCCGTAAACTCTTTCGAGATGAGGCGGGGGAATTGCAGCACCTTTACCGGGCCTTTCTCTGTTGATGCGGGGGATGTAGGGGGGAGTCTTGTAATCATAACAAGGTACGGGTACCGGGGAATGTCGGGCCTGACAATGGTCGAACCCCGTGGGCGCTTAACCTACATCGATGGGTGCACAGACACCCTACTTTTCGGACCCCACAGGCTAGGCGATCCTTGTTTGAACTCCCTACATTTTCCAAAAGGAACTAAGCAGACCCAACACTTGCACCCCGATATTCGCATGGGGGTTGTATTATCCGGTGAAGGGGTTGCATTCAGGGAGGGGGTTTGGTCGCAACCCTTGAAAGAGGGATCGATTTTTTACCTTCCGGAGGGAGAAACACACTCTTTCGAAACCGGGGATAGTTCCATGACGGTTATTGCTTACCACCCAACTAGTGATTGTGGCCCGACCGATGAAGACCACCCGATGAAGTCTAGAACATATATCGGGAGAGGTAAATGAGTGAGGTGCCGTCCTCTAGCAACCCCTTCTTAGTCGGAGGTTCCTTGATCATAGGCCGAGGCCTAAGGCGCTCCATTAAACCCGGGGCCGGAGAAAACCTAACGGTCCTTGCCCCCTTTCTCGCCTCGCTGCCGGGTATGGGTTTCCGCAGGATTATGTTGTTGGACTCTCCAAAAAACCCTGTCGAGGAGGCTTGGCTGATGCAGACCTTGATGCACAAACTTTTTCCGGGCGGGGGATTTTGGGTTGTTCGGGGTGATGGGTCGGCAATTATGAAAAAGATAGAAGAAAAAGACATTGTAATGGGGGCAAAGCCGTGGGAAGTTCCGTCGGAAGAAAACAAAAACTAAAGGAGAATGTCTATGATGCAGCGCTTACGAGAATTCGGGATATTTTTGATCGAGCGGATGAAGTCACTGTTGGGTTTTCTGGTGGAAAGGATTCGACCGTATGTCTCAACTTGGCTCTCAAAGTGGCACGAGAGAGAGATCGACTACCACTTAAAGTACATTTCTTCGACGAAGAAGCTATCCCTCCTGAAACTGTTGAGTACGTGGAACGGGTCGCAAGACTTAAAGATGTCGACCTCAGATGGTGGTGCTTGCCCATCGCCCACCGAAACGGATGTTCCAGATCCGAACCCTTCTGGTACCCCTGGGATCGTAGAGACGAACACCGCTGGACCCGAGATTTCCCGGGAAGAGGGATCGCATCCGTACCCGGATTCCTGTATACGCACGACTACAAAACCCACACCTCTATACCGACCGTAAATCACCTGATAGCTGATCCAAAGGTCGGGATTTCGATACACATCATGGGCCTTCGGGCCGATGAGAGTATCAGGCGGTATCAGTCGGTGTCCCGCTCGACCAAGGATAACTATTTCTCCACCTACACAATGCCGAAAATGTTGAGTAACGGTAAGCCTCAGATGATAAATAGTAAGTCCGGGCGCAAGGGGATGACGATGATACCCTGTCCTTGGGTCCAATTAGCGTCCCCGATTTATGATTGGAGCGATCGAGATGTCTGGAGGTTCGTGCAAAAAGAAAAATGCGATTACAATGTTGCCTACGATATTTATCGCATGCTGGGTATTACTGCTTCAGCCCAGAGAGTGTGTCCTCCCTACGGTGAGCAGCCGATGCAATCTCTTTGGACTTTTAAACAAGCGTGGCCGCAACTCTGGGACAAAATGGTGGGGAGGGTTGATGGTGCCGCAACCGCAGCGCTATATGCAAGGACGTCTCTATACTCCTATGGCAAAAAACCGAAAAGGAACCCCGAGGTTTTCCCGCTACCGATGAATTTTGTGACCTATTTGATCAAAAAGCACCCTCCAAAAATACAAAAAAAGGTGGCTGAATCGGTAAAATGGTTGATCTCATTGCACAACAAGCAAACCGGGAACAAGAAAATACCCGAAGACAAGCTAGATCCGAGGACTGGAGTGAGTTGGGGGCTCCTTTATATGATCGCCATGAGGGGTGATTTAAAGGACAGGGCCTACAATTTAGCCGTTACAACGGCCCGAGTAAGGTCCGGGAGTAGAGTTATGATCGATAGGAAGGTGGTAAAAGCATGAAAAAACGCATAATCGGGTCAAATTTTCACTCAAAAGATGAAAATTGGCGTAAAGTTCTGTCAAATCCGTGGGATTACGTCAATAAGGCCGAATTAGCCCTAAAAGAGGGGGTTGTTAGAAAAAAGGTAAAAAATGCGGTGGATCAGGGGGAAGCTTTAGGACTGGCATGGTCCGGTGGCAAGGACAGTCTGGTACTATATGAGGTGCTGAAAGGTATAAGATTAGCCGATTATCACTTCGTTACCTTCAAGAATAAGTCCCTGTATTTCAGAGAAACCCGGTTATGGTATGCAGCCCACCAGCCTAAAGAGGTTGTCGAACTGGAAATGCCGATGACCATAGAGCAAATCCGGAAAGGGATGTTTCCCCGGAATGCCCGGGCCGTAAAAAAATGGCTCGAACCAAAATGGAAAGTGTTGAGGGAGAGACAAAAAGAACGTCCCTTGGACTGGACTCTAATGGGTCGTCGGATTGATGATGGAAACAAGGTGGAGTCGGAATGGTTCAAAGCAAAGAACGGGATGAAGACTTGGAATCCTCTGAGGGACTGGACCAATGAGGAAGTGGCCGCCTACATAGTTTGGAAGCGGATCATTTTACCACCAGATTACTCTTTCAAGGATGTGTTCAAGTATGGGGTTTGTGCTTGGCCTTTAACCGATGAAAAAACTGTTAAGGAACGAGCACCAGATATATGGGAGATATTAAAAAAATGAAACATCCAATTGAAACCTTACATTTTGCCAGGCCCTCGGAGCTATACGCTAATGATTATAATCCTAATCATGTGGCCGGGCCCGAGAGGAAATTGTTGAAACTTTCCCTCATGGAAGACGGTTGGACTCAACCGATTGTTTGCAATGAGGTGGGAGAGATCATTGATGGATTCCACCGATGGACTCTAGCGAGTGAAGACCCTCGGCTTACAATTAATGGGAAAATTCCTGTTGTCATCCTCCCTAAGACTAGAGAGGATCGGATGCTTTCCACCATAAGACATAACCGGGCTCGGGGATCTCACAACATTATTCAAATGGGGAAAATTTCCCAACACCTACAAGGTGAGATGGCTAACGAAGAAATCCAAACCCGGTTAGGAATGGAGGCAGAGGAGTTGGAACGATTGACCGACAATGTTCTAATGTTTGATGACCATGGCGGAGGAGATTATGGCCCTTCATGGATTCCATCCTTTGATGAAAAATCCCCGGACGAACTAAAAGACAATGACATCCTGTAGCTAGGGAACAAATAGTAGTTCATAGAATAATGCTAGGAGGAATACCAAAAAAATTAAATCGAAAAAGGTTCCGATAAGTAGGAGGAACAAGAAAAATATTGTTTCGAGTAATTTAAACATCCCATCCTTCCGATTTTACTGTGTTCCCAAACCCCAGAGGGCGAAGGAACTACCTAACCTCCAGAAAATATACAGAAAATATGGAAAATAGAATATAGAAAATATATTTATGGGAATTCAAAATATAGAAAATATATTTATGGGGAATTCAAAATATAGAAAATATAGAAAATATATTTATGGGGAATTCAAAATATAGAAAATATAGAAAATATATTTATGGGGGTGACCAGATATCGGACGACCTCTCCCCGATTTTGTGTATCAACTTTAGTCGCGAGTGACCAAACATTTGACACAGAGGCCTATAACCCAACAAAAACCCCTACTTACCTCTGTCCAAGTCTTGGTCACTAATTTAGGGAATTCAAAAACCGACCAAAAAATAGTCGATTTATTAGGACGTACGTTTTAAAAAATCAGAGGCCTCTATTTTTGGAACGAAACTAGCCACTTACCGAATTAAAAAATAAAATTAAAGTTTAGTTAAGTGGGGCCAACAAACCCCCCGTATGGTTCCTATAGGTATCCCCATATGGCCCCTATAGGTATGCATCCTATATACGTGCCTATAGGTATGCATCCTATACACGTGCCTTTAAGGACCTCTTTAATGCACCGCCTAGGGGTATTGTATATAAGGTATATAAGCAACCTATCGGTTTACCTTTTATCCCTTCCTTATATAGCCGCTATATATACCTAATAAGGTGGCCAAGGACTATACACTGTAGCCTATACGTTACAGGCTATAGTTTCGGTACCTTGGGCGCTATATTTAGTGATTTAATTAGGGTTTTTGATAACCCCCTGTCAATTCCTTGGACACCCCCTAAAAACCGTAAGTGCCTGAAATTCCTCTATTTTAGTTTTTGGCACGGGGTATGCATTATATAGGTTAATCCGATTGGTTCGGTATCAAAAAATACTTAATTAAAGGGGTGTAAAATGATTCAAGCTGAAAGAATGATCATATTCGAAATGATTCAAACATATAGGAATGCAACCGCTCCACACCAAGTTCGAATATACCGGAAATTGGTTGCTGAATATAACCAATTAACCACTGAATTGAAGGGGTGCACCAATGATTAAATTATTAAATGACTCACTTGAGTTGGCTTTGGATAACCAGGAATTGATCCTACTAGGGACCTCGATACTTGTAGCCTTAATACTCGACGGTGGTTTTTAGATCCGCCTGTAAACCTAATAAGTATACCTAGTCCGGTCCTGAAACAAGGCCGGACCTTTTAGGTGCAACCAATCACGGTTGTACCAACCCTAAACACGAAGGAAAAAAACATGGGTAATACATCAAGAAATATGGAAGCCAACAAACATTACGTAAGTAAAAAAATAACAAAAAGGTGTCCTAAGACACGAAACATCCTAAGCACCGATGAATTATTATATTGGTTTTCGAAGTATAGTTACCAATTTGATTGTAAAAAATTCACGGTTGTAGGTGAGCGAAGCGGTAAGGCTACCAAACACACCGAAACCACGTTGGAGGGGTTAGCCGTATATTTAAAAAAATCGGTGGCCTTGAAACGGGATAGTCAGGCCGGCAAAAAAGGGGAGTTACCGATCAACCTTATTTTAGCACTATATCATTCCAATCGGGCAAGTGATCCAAAAAAAGATGTGGAATTGGTTTTATTTGGTGCTGAAGGTTTTGCTAGTAACCCGGAAAAAAGAAAAAAGCGGCTCCAAAAAAAGAAAAAAGCGGCTCCAAAAAAAGCGGCCGTAAAGCTCAATACCCCTTCAGGCCTCGGGACTATGAAAAAAGCGGCCGTAAAAAAGAAAAAAGCGGCCGTAAAAAAGAAAAAAGCGGCTCCAAAAAAAGCGGCCGTAAAAAAGAAAAAAACCAAAGTAAAAAAGAAAAAATAACCTTAGTTGAATCAAAAAAAACCCCGGTCCTGAAATAAGGCCGGGGTTTTTGGGTGCAACCGATCACGGTTGCCAAAAACAAATGGAGGGGAAAAATGATTAAATACGGTAATAACACCTTTACAAGTAAACTAGGTATTGACGGTTTTTGGTACCTTTACATGAATGATACCGAAGTTTATATGTGCCACGACGATAACCTACCAAAGGACCTAAAAACGGTCAACCCAAACGATGTTACGACGGTCCTGATCATGTTTTACGAAACGGGGGTGGACTAATGAATATATTGGAGGACCTAATCAGGTTAAGTAAAAAAACGGTTGTGACAAAAAATGAGCTGTTTCGACTATACGCTCCAAACTTCAACTTTGAAAAAGACGAAAATCAAATTTTAAAATTGGCACTAAAAAGGGGTTTCGTTACTAAAATCGGTGGCGACCAATATAAAATTAACAACCAATATGAGGGGGAAAAATCATGAAAAACAAGCACCGACAGGAAAATATCCAGCGAATATTGGAAGGAAAAAAACCTAAATACGTGGATCATGGTGAAAACATCCCGTTGTGGTTCAAAGTGGCGGCCTTAATAATAGGTGCTATATTGGCCAGCACTAAGTTTTAAAGACGCCTTATTGACACCGATACCTTAATAAGGTATCGTTGTCGATACCGAACCCTGCAACAAAGGAAAAAATAATGGAAAATAAAATAATGGAATTATATAAGGGATGCGCTGAATTATTTTTTCGCGTTCCGGGTTTGGTGAGTGATCCTAAGTACATTCCCGGAGTCAAGTTGCCGGCAGTTGATTGCAACGACGTATGGGAGTTGATCGATATCGCTCCTGAATATTTTATTTTAAGGAAGGTCCCGGGCACCAACGAAAATAAAAAACTAGCCCGGGAAAATGCAACCTATTTTTGGGAACGATGGGACCAACGAAACAACAAAAAAGGTGATTAGTTTTTTTTTAATGTAAAAAACCCCCGGTCCTGAAACAAGACCGGGGTTTTTAGGTGCAACCAATCACGGTTGCCAAAAACAAGGAAGGAAAAAATAATGGAAAAATATCAATTCACTTGTCCGGTATGTGAAACTGAATTTTCAGGTCCCCTGAAACTTGGAAAAGGTGGCGACCATGCTGACCTAGGGCTCAAGGCGATATGCACTAAAAAAGGTTGTGAAGTTGATTTTATATTAATTTTTGAACTAACACATATTGAACACTGAAACTTAAAAACCCCCCGGTCCTGAAACAAGACCGGGGTTTTTTACGTTTGAAGGCCTCAATATCCCTTCAGGCCTCAATATCCCTTCAGGCCTCAATATCCCTTCAGGCCTCAATATCCCTTCAGGCCTCAATATCCCTTCAGGCCTCAATATCCCTTCAGGCCTCAATATCCC